AAAAGGTACACCGCCAAAAAATAAAATTTTAGGAGGATAAGAATATGGCAGTTAGTGGATGGCAGGTTAACCTGTCTGGAAAGAAGATTCCAATCTATAAAATGAATGATAACGGAAGTTGCAGTTCTACAAAGATTGGAAATATTACAAAGAATGAATGTTTCGTGGAAGGTACAGTTCCGGGAACAGGATGGGAAGGCGTTGATGCTCCAGCAGTAATTCTTGACTCTAATCACAATATGGTTATGGGTGTTTTCCCAGAAGAGTATTGGGGTTGTGAGTTCGGTGATTTTGCTGATTATGCTTCCAACGGTACTTCTTGGGTAGAAGTAAGCACAAGAAAGCGTAAAGTACAGTATGCTACAAGAGCATATTATGCTGACGGTTCTAAGTGTTGCGACTTACCTGCAGGTTCTTATGTATGGTTAACTTCAAACTGTACAAGAGGACAGAGCAACAAGAACTACTGTGCTGTAGAGAAGGTTCAGACCAAAGCAGGAAAGACTTATACTTTCCAGGGCTGTGGTTTCATCGACTTAACCTACGGTGGCAGATGGGTAAATGTTGGTAGCATTCTTTTAAGAAAAGCGTAAGCCTTAAATGAGTAGACGGGAGTGGAGTTTTCCACTTCCGTTTTTCACATATTCCCTATGTACTATGCACAAATTATGTGGGAAATATTCGTGTGGTATTCTACACAATTTATCTCATATAATCGTTGCTATTACACCGATAGTACGGGAATATGTGTACTACCAAAAGAATAGGAGGTACGCAACATGGTACTACATTTTAATGTAAGCGGAGAAGACCGCAAGAGAATGGTAAAAGCCATTGAAAAGGAACTCGGTGTTAAAGCCAAATACCTCGGAGTTCCATCCTGTGCATACCAAATCGACATTTTTACGGTTGAAAAGGATGGCACACTTTCATGGGACGACATAAACGATGCCGACCCGGCAGGAATTGAAAAGAGCAGCAGAGTGGTTGATGCTTGTGTTATGGAAACAGGCAACTCCCCAACAGAGTGGGATGAAAACACAGAAGAGGATGTTCTTACCATCTCAATTCCGAAGGATGGTTTTACGCAGGAGGCAATCGACAACCTTCTGAAAATCCTTGAGAGCAAAGGAAGATTGTTCAGCAGTGCATTTAAAAAGCAGAGCCTTACGATTAACGTGACGGATGACAAAATTGAGTTCCCTTGGTTTTCCAATATGGATCCAGAGCGGGTGCAGACATACACAAAGTTCATTACAGCCATTTGTGAGATGGCAAAGAATCAGAAACGTATTACTGCAAAGCCAAGAGAAGATGAGAATGAGAAATACGCATTCCGCTGTTTCCTTCTGAGGCTTGGATTCATCGGTGATGAATTTAAGGCGGACAGAAAAATTTTGCTTGAGAATTTAGACGGTTCTTCAGCATTCAAAACACAGAAGGAGGAACAGTAAGCATGATGTTTCCAAGCAGAGAAATCGTAGAACAGGTTAGAAAAGAATACCCAGTAGGGACTAGAGTGGAGCTGGTGCGAATGGATGATGTCCAAGCACCGCCCATCGGAACAAAAGGAACAGTAAGGGGTGTGGATGATACGGCATCCATTATGGTTTCTTGGGATAACGGAAGTAGCCTTCATGTAGTTTACGGAGAGGATGCTTGCAAAAAACTGGACGCTGTAAAAATTACTTGCTACGGCAAGGAAGAAACGTGGGATTCCAGACAAGAGGCTGCCGATTTTTATTTAAAGGCAATAGCGGGTTCGGAAGGAAGTGAGTGTGAACGATACACCAAGATTTACACGGAACTTTTGATGGGATTAACCACCTGCACGGACGAGGAATAACCACCATAATGTACACAAATTAGAGTGTGTATCTTTGTGTAGTAGTCGTATTGATAATATCTGCATAGTACGGGAATATGTGTACACCGAAAGGGAAAACACATAAAACGGAGGCAGACAATGAACGAAAAAATTGCAAGACAGATTGAGGAAATGAAAAAGCAGACCATTGGGGTTGAGGTTGAGATGAACAACATCACAAGAGAAAAGGCAGCAAAACTTGCAGCCGGATTTTTTGGAACAAGCCGATACGAATACACAGCAAGAAGAAACGGTTACGAAACATGGTCAGCTTGGGACGGACAGGGCAGAGAATGGAAATTCCAAAGAGACGTAAGCATTTCAGGAATTGACAGCGAAAAATGCGAATTGGTAACCCCAATCCTTACCTACGCAGACATTGAAAATTTGCAGGAACTCATCCGAATCCTTAGAAAGAACGGAGCAAAAAGCGACCCAACAAGAGGATGCGGAGTACACATTCACATCGGAGCAAAAGGGCATACCCCACAGAGCCTTAGAAACTTGGCAAACATTATGGCAAGCCACGAAAGACTTTTAGCGGATGCCTTAAAACTGGACAGCTACAGAATGAACCGATACTGCAAAACAGTAGACCCACGATTCTTGGAGCAGGTAAACAGAAGAAAGCCAAAAACGATGGCGGCACTTGCAGACATTTGGTACAACAGCAACGGAGCAAGCTACGGCAGAAATCAGCATTACAACGACAGCCGATACCATATGCTTAACCTTCACGCAACTTTTACAAAGGGAACGGTTGAGTTTAGACTTTTCCAATTTGAAGCACCTTCAAACGGAAAGCAGAACGGCTTACACGCAGGACAGCTTAAAGCCTACATTCAGCTTTGCCTAGCACTCAGCCAGCTTGCCAAAGAGGTACGTTCAGCAAGTGCAAAACCACAGCAGACCGAGAATCCTAAATACGCAATGAGAACTTGGCTCCTTCGCCTTGGATTCATCGGAGACGAATTCAAAACAGCAAGAGACCTTTATACAAAGAGACTTGACGGAGATACAGCTTTCCGAAGAGGGCGAGTGGCTTGAAGAGAATAGCCACAAGCCTGCCTTGACCGCCACGGCGGTCTTAAGGTGGTAGAAGGGTACTAACCCAAGAAAGGAAGGAAAGCAAATGAAACGATATTATTTAGCCTATGGTAGCAACTTGAATGTAGCACAGATGAGATTTAGATGCCCTAATGCAAGGGTGGTTGGAACAGCAGTTATTGAGGATTACGAACTTTTATTCAAAGGTAGTAAGTCAGGTTCCTACCTTACCATTGAGCCGAAGGAAGGTTCAAGCGTACCCGTTGCAGTTTGGTCGGTGGAAGAAAGTGACGAGGCTGCACTTGACCGATACGAAGGTTTCCCAACCTTTTATTACAAAAAGGAAATGCAGATTGTGGTTAAGGGGATAAAGAGCAAAAAGGAACGATTGCGAGACGCTTTCGTTTACATCATGCATGAGGACAGACCTTTTGGAATTCCGGCTTGGAACTACGTGCAGACCTGCATTACAGGATATAACACCTTTAATTTCGACCAAAGCCTACTGATGAAGGCAATCAGAAAAAGCAGAAAGGAGCTTGGAATATAATGAAAACAAACAACATCACTAGAATTCAAATTTGCCCTTTCTGTGGCAATTCATATCGAGGAGTGCCTGCTACTTCGAGGAGGGACGGTAAAACGCCAATTTGCCCCGACTGTGGAACGAGAGAGGCTCTTGAAAGCATAGGAGTTTCCAAAGAAGAGCAGGATTCCATACTGGAGACGATTCATCAATGCGAGGCACGGCACTCATAATATACACAATTTAAGTACCGAATGATTGTGTAGTAGTGGTATGGATAATATGTACTTTCAGAGTTAATATGTGTACTACCAAAAGGGAAAACAACACAGACGGAGGTACAAAATGGAATTTACAACAAGAGAAACTTTAGAAACAAATTTATACGGATGCCTTAATTCGGCGGTTCTGGACTTCGGTGACAACGTAATCACAGTATTGGAGCATTGCTTTGAAGGAATTATTGTTACGATTTACGAATTGGTGGAAACGCCGGAAGAAACAGGCCTTGCAAGATGCGAGTGCAGACTTTCAAGAATTGCGGTCAACAAGGGATTTGAGGACACAGGACACGCGGTTGCATGGGCATTGAATGAATTGAAATAAAAGAATAAAGGATTTGAGCCGAGAGGCTCTTTTCCACGTTATGGAAGACTCGAAAGGGTCTTTTTTTAATGCATATATGGAGGTGGAGAATTGAGAAAACTTAAAAAGTATGTTCCTACCAAGTTTAAAGCCAAGGACTCCATCTACGATAAGGAGGCGGCTGATTTTGTGGTTGCCTTTATTGAGCAGTTGAAACACACAAAAGGTGAGTTCTACAATCAGCCTTTTGAACTGATTGATTGGCAGGAACAGATAATCAGAGATATTTTTGGAACACTAAAACCAGACGGTTATCGACAATTTACGACAGCATATATAGAAGTACCTAAAAAATGTGGCAAGTCAGAATTGGCGGCTGCCATTGCATTATATATGCTTTGTGCCGATGGGGAGCAGAGAGCCGAAGTGTACGGCTGTGCTGCTGATAGAGACCAAGCCTCGCTTGTATTTGACGTGGCGTGTGACATGGTTCGTCTTAGTCCGGCTCTTATGAAAAGGTGTGATTTAAGACCAAGTAGAAAGACTATCGGTTTCGGTCCCACGAACAGTTCCTACAAAGCATTATCAGCCGATGTCGCTGGCAAATCGGGTGTAAACGTTAGTTGCCTCGTGTTTGATGAGTTGTGGGTACAGAAAGACCGTAAGTTCTTTGACATGATGACAAAGGGAACATCGGATGCGAGAAGAAATCCTCTGCACTTTATTATTACGACAGCCGGAAATGATACGAACAGCATCTGCTATGAGTTACATCAAAAGGCTGTGGATATTTTGGAAGGCAGAAAGGTTGACCCTACATTTTATCCTGTTATTTATGGTGCAGACCAAGAGGATGACTGGACAGACCCGGAAGTATGGAGAAAGGCAAATCCAAGTCTTGATATCACAATCGGTATTGAGAAGGTGCAAGCTGCCTGCGATAGTGCAAAGCAGAATCCGGGAGAAGAGAATGCGTTTCGACAGCTTCGATTGAATCAGTGGGTAAAACAGGCTGTCCGTTGGATGCCAATGGATAAGTGGGATGCGTGTGCAGAAATCATACGAGAGGAAGATTTGGAAGGAAGAGTTTGTTATGGTGGCTTGGACTTATCAAGTACCACCGACCTTACATCCTTTGTGCTTGTGTTCCCACCACTTGATGCAGATGATAGGTACATCGTTTTACCATATTTTTGGGTTCCCGAAGACACGCTCGACCTTCGTGTTCGAAGAGACCATGTCCCCTATGACATTTGGGAGAGAGATGGCTATTTGCAGACTACGGAAGGAAACGTGGTTCATTATGGTTTTATAGAGAAATTCATCGAGCAGCTTGGAGAAAAGTTTAATATCCGAGAAATTGCATTTGACCGTTGGGGAGCAGTACAGATGGTTCAGAACTTAGAGGGAATGGGATTTACAGTTGTTCCGATGGGGCAGGGGTTTGCATCAATGTCCCCACCTACCAAGGAACTTATGAAATTAACCTTGGAGAAGAAACTGGCTCACAACGGACATCCAGTTCTCCGTTGGAACATGGATAACATTTATATCCGTAACGACCCGGCGGGAAATATTAAGGCTGACAAAGCCAAATCCACAGAGAAGATTGACGGTGCCATTGCAACGATTATGGCACTTGATAGAGCAATCCGCTGTGGGAATGACACAGGTTCAAGTGTCTATGATACACGAGGGTTGCTTGTGTTTTAGCTGCAACCGTGCATAACACAGAACGGTTAAACATTACTTCCAACCGTAGGTTGTATGCAGCTTACATCAATTTTGCTGTGTCAACGACATCCACGCTTTTTCGTGTTATACTGACCTCATCATAAGAAACGGAGGTCGATTTTATGGCGAAAATTAAAGTGGAGTTCTATCATGAGTGTTATGATTTGGCAAAGAAAATAATGGAAGGAAGTATGGAGATTGAGGATGCTGTACGAAAACTGTATGAGATTGGGATGTCTCCCAATTCTGCAAGACACTATTTAAGAAGTGTCAGAGCAATGCTCGTTGGTGACAGATTCACGGCTACAATCAATAATACGGCATTATCCTATTTTCTCACACAGATTTATACAGAATATGGAGCGGATGGTTTGAGAAAAGCACTTAATTCGGTGAGGGAATATTTGGAGTATCAGAAAGATAAAAATGGTTTGCCGGGAACAAGAATGATATACGAGGATTTTTTTGAAATCTTATAGAATGGTTGCAGGAGCATCTATCAGAAATGGTAGGTGCTTTTATTATGCCAATTTTTATGGAAGGAGAAAATGAATGGGACTTTTTAATGGAATATTCAAGTCGAGGGATAAACCCACGAACCGAACAGCAGGAAGTGCGTACAGCTTTTTCTTGGGTAGTTCGACAAGTGGGAAGAAGGTAAATGAACGTACTGCAATGCAGATGACAGCAGTTTATTCATGCGTGAGAATTTTATCAGAAGCGGTAGCGAGTCTGCCACTTCATTTTTATGAGTACAGGGAAGATGGTAGCAAAGCAAAGGCTACGGAGCATCCCCTGTATTTTTTGTTGCATGATGAACCAAATCCAGAGATGTCATCCTATACATTTCGTGAAGTGCTTATGACCCACCTTTTGCTGTGGGGCAATGCATACGCACAGATTATCAGAAACGGCAAGGGAGAAGTGGTGGCTCTGTATCCGCTTATGCCAGATCGAATGAGCGTGGACAGAGATGAGAAAGGACAAATCTATTATCAGTATTACATGACAGTAGATGATGCACCAACCAATAAAGGCAAATGGGTATCCCTTGCATCAACGGATGTACTTCATATTCCGGGATTAGGCTTTGACGGACTTGTAGGATACAGTCCGATTGCAATGGCTAAAAATGCCATCGGCATGGCGATTGCCTGTGAGGAGTATGGAGCCAAGTTCTTTGCCAACGGTGCTGCACCAAGTGGTGTACTTGAGCATCCGGGAACAATCAAAGACCCATCAAGGGTAAGAGAAAGTTGGACGCAGACCTTTGGCGGTAGTTCCAACGCAAACAAAGTAGCTGTTTTGGAAGAGGGAATGAAGTACACACCAATTTCCATCAGCCCGGAACAGGCACAGTTCCTCGAAACGAGGAAGTTCCAAATCAATGAAATTGCTCGAATTTTCAGAGTTCCACCACACATGGTTGGAGACCTTGAGAAGTCGAGCTTTTCTAATATTGAGCAACAGTCATTGGAGTTCGTGAAATACACGCTTGACCCTTGGATTTGTCGATGGGAGCAGGCAATGTTGCGTTCTTTACTGACGGCTCAAGAGAAAAAGAAGTATTTTATCAAATTTAACATTGACGGGCTTCTTCGAGGTGACTATCAGAGCCGTATGAATGGCTATGCCATTGGCAGACAGAACGGATGGATGAGTGCAAACGATATCCGTGAGTTAGAAAACCTCGACAAAATCCCTGCTGAACTTGGTGGAGATTTATATCTCATCAATGGAAACATGACCAAGTTGGAAGATGCAGGTATTTTTGCGAAAGGCTCGGAAGGTAGAGAGGAGGAAAACCATGAAGAAGTTTTGGAACTGGAAGAATCAGACTCAGACGGAGAACAGTCCGGCGGAGAGAACGCTGTTTCTGAACGGAACAATCGCAGAGGAAAGCTGGTTCGATGATGATGTCACACCACAGCTTTTCAAGGATGAACTGAACGCAGGAGAAGGTGACATCACGGTGTGGATTAACAGTCCCGGTGGTGATTGCGTGGCGGCAGCTCAAATCTACAATATGCTTTCCAATTACAAAGGCAAGGTCACAGTCAAGATTGACGGTATTGCAGCGAGTGCGGCATCGGTGATTGCTATGGCAGGAAAAGAAGTGCTTATGTCACCCGTTTCCATGCTTATGATTCACAATCCTATGACCATTGCAATGGGTGACCATGCAGAGATGCAGAAAGCCATTGATATGCTTGCCGAGGTTAAGGAGTCCATCATTAACGCTTATGTGTTAAAGACAGGTCTTTCAAGAGCCAAGCTGTCACACCTTATGGATTCGGAAACTTGGATGAATGCCAATAAGGCGGTGGAACTTGGATTCGCAGATGGAATGTTAAGCCGTGAAAACGGTGGAGCAGAAAGCACCAATGCGAATGAAAAGGAAACAGCAGAGGCGGTGATGTTTTCAAGCAGAGCCGTAAACAACGCTTTGCAGAACAAGATTACAGCCAAGTTCGGTAAGCAGAAACCGACTGTGGTGCAACAGTCAGAAATCCCTGCACCAGAAACCAATGAACGAAGTGTAGATGCTCTTATGGAGCGTCTCGACATTATCAAAAATCATATTTAGGAGGATTTAACCATGACTATTCAGGAGTTAAGAGAAAAACGCAATACAGCGTGGAATGCGGCAAAGGCATTTTTAGAATCACATCGTACCGATAAAGGTACACTTAATGCAGAAGATGATGCGGTTTATAACCGTATGGAAGATGAAATCAATGCATTAAGCAATGAAATCAGACGTTTGGAACGTCAGGAGCAGATGGAGGCGGAACTTAATAAGCCAGTAAACACACCTCTTACATCTAAGCCGGGTATGGCAAAGATGGACGGAGAAGAGAAAAAGACAGGCAAAGCATCCAATGAGTATAAGGACGCTATGCTTGCGGCATTACGTTCCAACTTTAAGCGTGTAAACAACGTATTACAGGAAGGTGTCGATACAGACGGTGGCTATTTAGTGCCGGAAGAATACGACAGCAGAATGATTGATGTACTTAAGGAAGAAAACATCATGAGAAGACTCGGTCACATCATTACCACAAGTGGCGAGCATAAAATCAATATCGCAGCAACCAAACCGGCGGCATCCTGGATTGAAGAGGGTGGCGCTTTAACTTTTGGTGATGCTACCTTCGCACAGATTCTTTTGGATGCACACAAACTTCATGTCGCTATCAAAGTAACAGAAGAACTTTTGTATGATAGTGCATTCAATCTTGAGAAGTACATCATCGAACAGTTCGGTAAGGCACTTGCAAACGCAGAAGAGGATGCATTCCTCAACGGTGACGGTGTTGGTAAGCCACTTGGTCTTTTCGCAGAAACAGGCGGTGGTACTGTAGCTGACACACTTACGGGTGCAATTAAGTCCGATGACATCATTGGTCTTGTGTATGCCCTTAAGCGTCCATACAGAAAGAACGCTTCCTTCATCATCAATGATAAGAACCTCGCAGTTCTTAGAAAGTTGAAGGACAACAACGGTGCGTACATTTGGCAGCCTTCATATCAGGCAGGAGAGCCTGACAGACTGTTAGGTTATGCGGTACACACATCTGCATATGCACCGGAAGATGCAATTGCATTTGGTGACTATAGCTACTACAACATCGGTGACAGAGGTTCCCGTTCTTTTGCAGAACTTCGTGAACTCTTTGCTGGTAACGGTATGATTGGCTATGTTGCAAAAGAGCGTGTGGATGGAAAGTTAATCCTTCCTGAAGCAGTGCAGATTTTGAAACTTAAGTCTGAATAAGACGGGAGGTGCAGACGGTGAGTGAACTGCTTGAAAAGGTAAAAACCAATTTGATATTGGAGCATTCCGAAGATGATACTCTTTTGGAGCAGTTCATAACTGCTGCGAAAGCCTATGCCGAAAGCTATCAGCATTTGGATGAAGGTTTCTATGCTAAAAATACAATGCCTGCCACAACGGAACAGGCGGTGATTATGCTTGCGAGCCATTTCTACGAAAGTAGGGATGGTTCGACAGGCGGTTTCTTTGCCGACAACGTACAGGCGGGACAGCAGGTGTGGAACACAGTCAACCTTCTTCTTCGGTTAGACCGAGAATGGAAGGTGTAGTATGAGTTTTGGAAAAATGACAGCCTTTATCGACATTGTGGAGAAACAACTCACAACGGACGATGAAGGCTTTTCTATTGAAAAAGATGTTGTCATCGCATCTGTCCGTGCTTACAGAGAGGGAAGACATGGAAGTGAGAAATGGGCAAACGTGGCAGTATTTTCTACGGCTACGGAGTTGTTCCGTTTCCGTGTGATTCCAAATGTGTCTGTAACGACGGACATGAAGATTGTCTGCGGTGATCAGGTGTTTGAGATTACATCCATTGAGAATGTAAAGGGCAGAGGGATGTATTTGGAGGCTCTTGTGCAGGAGGTGTCGGAAAGTGGCTAAGGTTTCATGGAAGATGCCGGATGACTTTCTGATGAAGGTATCTAGGCTCGGAGAAAAGACGGATGAAATTTTACCAAGAGTGCTTGAGGCAGGAGCGGAAGTAGTAGAGGCAAAGGTGCGTTCCAATTTGGAATCTGTGGTTGGTAAGGATACCAAGTATAAGTCCCGTAGCACAGGACAGCTACTGGATGCACTTGGAACATCCGCACCGTTACAGGATAAAAACGGAGATTTCAATATAAAAGTTGGTTTCTCTGAACCACGACCAGACGGAGAAAGTAATGCCATGCTTGCTTCCATCATTGAGTATGGAAAAAGCGGTCAGCCTGCAAAACCGTTCATGAAACCTGCGAAGAGTGCCGGTAAGACAGCCGCCATAAATGCTATGAAAGCAAAATTGGAAGAGGAGATTAAACGGGTATGAGTTTACTGTCAGAAATTAAACGTGTGGTTACATCCTGCGGTCTGCCTATGGAAACGGGTGTATTCAAAGGGAAAGCACCAAATGAGTATGTGGTGGTAACACCTATGGGTGATTCCTTAAAACTTCATGCGGATAACAGTCCGGGATATGAGGTGGAAGAGGCAAGGCTCTCACTTTATGTGAAAGGGAATTACACCACGCACAAAAAGAACCTCGTGAAAAAACTCCTTGATGGAGATTTCACGATAACGGATGGAAGATATATCGGCTGTGAAGCAGATACGGGCTTTCATCACTATGCCATTGATGTGGCAAAACATTATGAAATGGAGGAATGATTATGGCTACGATTGGTCTTGATAAATTATTTTATTCAAAAATCACAGAAGATGCAGACGGCAATGAAACCTATGCAACCCCTGTGTCTTTGGCAAAGGCTATGTCTGCGGAATTATCCGTGGAACTTGCAGAGGCTACGCTGTATGCCGATGATGGTGCTGCTGAAATTGTAAAAGAGTTCCAGAGTGGAACACTTACACTTGGTATTGATGATATCGGTGCGGCTGTAGCAGGTGACCTTACGGGAGCAACCATTGATAAGAACCATGTTCTGATTTCAACATCCGAAGATGGTGGCACACCAGTTGCGATTGGATTCCGTGCAAAGAAAGCAAACGGAAAGTACCGTTACTTCTGGTTATACCGCGTGAAGTTCGGTATTCCTGCGACAAACCTTACCACAAAGGGTGAGAGCATTGAGTTTTCAACCCCATCTATCGAAGGAACAGTTCTTCGTAGAAACAAGGTGGACGGTCTTGGTAAGCATCCTTGGAAAGCGGAAGTGTCCGAAGATGATACAGGCGTTAGTGCAACCGTTATCAAGAATTGGTATGACGATGTATATGAGCCTACCTATTCGACAACAGCTACAGAATAATTAGTGGAGGATATCGAAGATGGATGAAAGAACAGCAGTTGTAAATATTGGTGGTACTGAGTATGAAATGCTCCTTACCACCCGTGCAACAAAGGAAATAGCAGGACGTTACGGTGGTTTGGAAAATCTCGGAGAAAAACTTATGAAGTCGGAGAATTTCGAGATGGCTCTTGATGAGATTATCTGGCTCATTACACTTCTTTGTAATCAGCCTATCCTTATTCACAACCTTAAGAACCCGGATAATAAGAAACCAGAACTCACAGCAGATGAGGTGGAACTTCTTACTTCTCCAATGGAACTTACAGATTATAAGGATGCCATCATGGATGCGATGTACAAAGGTACAAAGCGTAACGTGGAAAGTGAATCAGAAGGAAAAAACACAGTAGCCGAGTAAGCGACGATGAGTTGTTTACCCGGCTTTTGTATTACGGCATCGGTCAGCTTCATCTGTCACAGGATGAGTTCTGGCTGATGCCTTTTGGTTTATTTATGGATTTATGGGAGTGCCACAAACAGTACAACGGCATCTCCAAACCAAAGCAGGAATTATCCATTGATGATGTAATTCCTTATGGAATTTAGCGGAAAGGAGGAAAAGACACATGGCTGATAATTTTGGTCTGAAGATTGGTGTCGAGGGTGAGAAAGAGTTTAAGAAAGCCCTCACGGAAATCAACCAGTCGTTTAAGGTATTAGGTTCGGAAATGAAACTGGTATCGGCACAATTCGACAAAAACGACAATTCGGTTGAGGCTTTGGCTGCAAGAAACAAGGTCTTAAACAAGGAAATTGATGCACAAAAGAGCAAGATTGAAACATTAAGGTCTGCCCTCCAGAACGCATCATCATCCTTTGGAGAAACAGACAGACGAACACAGAATTGGCAGATTCAGCTTAACAATGCAGAGGCAGCCCTCATTGCAATGGAAAAGGAACTCAAAGCCAATAATACGGCTCTTGAAACAGCGAATGCCAATTATGACGATGCGGAAGATGCCTTAAAGGACATGGACCGTAGGATGGATGAAGTTTCCGATTCAGCAGACGATATGGGTGATGAAATCAAGGAAGCCGGAGACGAGGCGGATAAGTCCGAAGATAAGTTTAAGGCTTTGGGAAGTACACTAAAGGGTATCGGTGTTGCAATGGGAACGGTAGTGGCGGCGGCTGGAGCGGCTGCCATTAGTCTTGGAAAAGAAGTAGTATCTGCGTATGCAGACTATGAACAGCTTGTCGGTGGTGTAGATACCTTGTTTAAGGAATCATCGGGTAAGTTACAGAACTACGCTGCCAACGCTTATAAAACTGCAAGTATGTCTGCAAATGATTATATGGAAACCGTCACAGGTTTCTCGGCAGCACTTATCCAGTCTCTTGGTGGAGATACAGAAAAGGCTGCTGATTATGCGGATATGGCAATCACGGATATGAGTGATAATGCCAATAAGATGGGTACGAGCATGGAATCCATCCAAAACGCATATCAGGGTTTTGCAAAGCAGAACTACACCATGCTTGATAACTTGAAATTAGGCTATGGTGGAACGAAGGAAGAAATGGCTCGACTACTTGCAGATGCACAGGCAATCAGCGGTATCGAGTATGATATTTCGTCCTATGCCGATGTGGTAGCAGCAATCCATGTGATTCAGGAAAACATGGGAATTGCCGGAGCAACAGCAGCAGAAGCCGAGAACACGATTTCTGGTTCCATTAGTTCCATGCAGGCTGCGTTGCAGAATTTGGTGGTAGGTTTCGGAAATGCTGATGCAGACATGACGATGCTCTGTAATAACGTGGTAGATGCGTTCCAAGATGTGGTGCGAAACATCACTCCTGTTATAGAGAATATTGTGTCGGCACTTCCAACAGTAACAGGAGCATTGCTTGAGGCTTTTGCACAGTTACTTCCTACCTTGCTTTCGACAGTAACAGACCTGTTTTCGCAGGTGTTAAATACATTATTACAGTTGATTCCGACTCTGATTCCGGCGGCGGTAGAGGCAGTCATTACCATTGTGAATGCAATTATAGAAAATCTGCCTTTGCTTATTAACGCAGCCATTCAGATGATTTCGACATTGGTACAGGGAATTGGCGAGGCTTTGCCTACCTTGATTCCTGCCGCAGTACAGGCACTTGTAACAATCGTGCAGAGTTTGATTGATAATTTGCCAATGCTCCTTGATGCAGCCTTACAGCTTGTGATGGGTCTAGCACAGGGCATTATTGATGCAATCCCGGTACTGCTTGAAGCGTTACCACAGATAATTACATCCATTGTGGAATTTATCGTTGCAGCAATCCCGCAGATTATTGAGGCAGGCATACAGCTTTTATCAGCACTCGTTACGGCATTGCCACAAATTATTACAACCATTGTAACTGTGATTCCACAGATTATTGATGGAATTATCACAGCGGTCATTGAGGCAATTCCACTTATTATCGATGCCGGAATTAAACTGTTGATTTCTTTGGTAGAGAGCCTTCCAACGATTATTACAACGATTGTGGATGCGATTCCAAAGATTATCAGTAGCATAGTAAATGCTCTGATTGGAAACATTGACAAGATTATTATGGCAGGTGTTCAGCTTTTGGTGGCTTTAATTAAGAACCTGCCACAGATTATTGTTGCAATCGTAAAGGCTGTACCACAGATTATTTCTGCGATTGTAAAAGGTTTTGCAGGCGGTGTGTCACAGATGGCTACCATTGGTCTTAACCTTATCAAGGGTATCTGGAATGGTATCGGAGATGCTGCATCATGGCTTTGGGGCAAGGTTAGTGGTTTCTGTTCCAACCTCATGGGCAAGATTAAGGATTTCTTTGGCATCCATTCTCCATCACGAGAGATGGCTTGGGTCGGAGAAATGCTTACGGAAGGTTTGGCAGGAGGTATCGGAGATACAGCCAAATCTGCGATTACAGCGGCAGAAGATATGAATGCAGGCATTATGGACGTAATGAACGGACTGGCAGGGGATATGAAGTCTGCTGTTCCTACGAATTTTAATCTTGATGCCAATGCAACGGTAGCTTCGGTTGCAAGTGGAATGAACGGTGTAAGTGGTGGGGCATCTTATGGCTCACTCATTTCCATTTCACAGATGATAGTCAGAAGTGAAGAGGATATCCGTAAAATTTCACAGGAATTATATAACTTGATTCAGACAGGCTCCCGTGCCCAGGGACGTTTTTCTACAGCATAGGAGGTGGTTGTGTGGGATTTACATTTAATAGTGTTGCATCAAAAAGCATGGGCATAAAGGCAAGGCTGACATCATGGCAGGTAAGTGGTCAGCTTAGAAACTACACAACCACAGTTCCGGGCAAATACGGTGTGGCGGATTTTGGTGCTGACCTTGATGCAAGGGAAATTCGAGTGGAGTGTGGTATTCTTCCAAAGAAATCCTTTGGAGAGTTAATCCTTGCACTTGATGATATTGCACTATGGCTTGACCCGACAAATGGGTTAGGCGAGTTGATTTTGGACGATGTTCCAGACCGATACTTTATGGCAAGAATTGATGAAAAGGTGGATTGTGAAAGATTGCTCCGTTCTGCGGGGCAATTTTCTTTGAAGTTCTTTTGTCCAGATCCATTTGGATATGCCATCCATGATGAGACCTTCCGTATTGATGCAGAAGGCACACACGGAATCAGAAGGGAAAAAGGCAATGTGGATTCTAATCCAATTTACCGAATCAAAGGTGTTCTTGAGCCGAGTGCAAGCAATTATATCAGTATTACCACAAACGGACAGGAACTTAAGGTTGTAAATGCCACGCTTTCCGAGGGAGAAACGCTTGTTGTTGATACGGATAGGCTTACAGCTTATGTGGAGGATGAGGATGGTGTGATTGTAAGAAATGGACTTCCATATTTGCAGGAACTAAACTTCCCATCCCTTTTTGTTGGAAACAATAGCATTTCTGTTTCTGTAAAGAACGGAACATTTACAAGCCTTGATATTCAGGCAAAGAGCAGATGGAGGTAGGAAATGTCACTTAAAATGATTTTGAATAAGCAGTCTGATTTTACAGGCGAGTTTCCATCTGAATATGCCAAGGGTGGTGTATGGCGTTTTAATGAAGTTGCACCAGACAGCAATACGGAACTTGCCGATTCATCCGGCATGGGAAGAAATGCTTTTATAAATAAGTGGTCGGGGACTACGGCATCACTTCGAGCAGGTATCTTTGGTAATTACTTTAGGATGAATATAAACAACCCATCCACGGAGCAGACGTACCTTAAGGTGACAAACGATGGTTCCCTTTTTGCTAATATTGGAAAGAGAATCATCTGTGGCGGGTGGATGCAGCCGACAACGTATTCCATCGGCAACACTTATACACCAATCCTTAATACACGTTATGGTCCGGGGAATCCGATTTTTTACCTTTCCCTGATTCGAGGAAAGCCACGACTTATGCTTTATGATTCATCCGGGACATTGATTTTGGATAAATCGGTGTCACCGACCATTTCGTTTACAAACGGGAAGTGGTATTTCTTTGCATCAGTGATTGAACCAGACAGCAAAAAAGCATGGATTATTGTTGGAGAAAAAGACACAGGGAATGCGTGGGTTTCAGAAGCGTTATCCATGACAGGAGAGTTGAACAGAACCTGCACAGCAGACCTTATTTGGGGAATGCACTCCATGTCATATTGGTATGCGGGCGGTTTTGATGATTGGTTTTTGGACTGTGATTCCGAACTTACTGCTGATGATTTGGTCGATTACTTTAAGTCGGCTTGTTTAGCAAATGGTGGAGATACAGCAGGGCTGATTGATGCCACGAGCGTTCCGGGAGTGGTTATCCTTCGTGCAGTAAGTGGTGTATATCCAACGGAAGCTGTCTTTACCTCTGCTGCAGCAAAGTGCAATCTTTCCGGCACAGGAAAGGTATCTGTCACAAGTGAGTATGTGGTTGGCACAACCTCAGTTTCTAACATTGAAACATCCACGAGTGATGATATGACGGAGTGGAGTGATTGGGTCGGTATTTCGTCCGATGGGAAACTACAGTCCCCTAACAGAGAGTTCATCCGATTTCGTATGACACTTTCGACTACGGATACTTCCAAAACACCAAAGGTAGTGGATATCAGACTTTATGATATTCCGAAAGCACCTTATGGAAAGATTGGATATGCCCGTCCTGTGGTGTTGGATGAAAACGGAGCGTGGGAATCCATCCTAGAAAATGCCTATGACATTATTGTTACGGGAGAAATCAATGGAGAAGATACGCTTACATTTAAAATTCCATATAGGGATGCGAAACGCAGCTTTATTGACAGCGAGAAGAAAATACAGATTGTAGATGATGTCTATAAGGTCAGAACCCTTACGGACACAAAGGCTGCCGATGGCTCAACCGTTACGGAAGTGTATGCAGAGGCAGAATTTTATGATTTGACTTTCTCCGCAAGAAAAGAGGAGAAGTCCTTTGATGCAGAACTCCCGGAAGTAGCAATGCAGTATGCTCTTGCCGATACGGAATGGAGCGTTGGAACGGTTACGGTGCGAACCAAGAGAACGTGGACGAGTAAAGAGAAAAATGCTCTGTCCATACTTCGTAATGTGGCAGATTTGCATGGCGGAGATTTGGTGTTTGACTGTCCGAACCGACTGGTACATCTTCTGACTGTAAACGGAAAGGACAGCGGAGCCTTGTTTGCTTACAAAAAGAATATGAAGAGCATTAAGCGAGTGGTGGATACCAGAAGTCTTGTGACAAGGCTGTATGCGGTGGGTGCAGATGGACTTACCTTTGCAGATATTAACGGTGGCAAGCCGTATGTGGAAGATTTCACTTTCACAAAGGATATCCGAATTACCACACTTGATTGCTCATCATTTACAAATCCGTACCAGATGCTTGAGTACACCAATATGCGACTGGCTGAATACTGCAAACCTTCCGTTTCTTATGTGCTTAATGCGATGGATTTATCGGTGCTGACAGGCTATGAGCATGAGGCATGGGAACTTGGTGACTATGTACGGGTGGAAGATAGGGAGTTGGGTCTTTCTATTACCACACGAATTATCCGTAGGGAATATAACTTACAGGAGCCTTGGAACACAGTTCTTGAGTTATCGACTACCTTAAAGAACTTAGGCTCGTCAGCAACGCAATGGGATACGGTAGCAGATACGCTTGAAGGAACAAGCATGGTAACAAACGATGACATTCGTGAAATGGTGCCTTTTAATCTGCTGCGTAATTCAAGAGCCGATGACGGACTGGCATATTGGGTTAGTTCCGGCTTTGAAGCTGACGGAGAGAATGGTGCAAGCGGTACGGCATCTTTTAAGGCGGAAGGTGTAAGTGGAATGACAAAGAGCCTGTCGCAGACCGTATATCCTGCGAACCGTTCCAGTTATACGCTGTCAGCACAGATTGGTTCTGAAAACCTAAAGAAACTGTCGGATTCCTCGCAGGTAGGGATTGAGGTTGTCATTGAATATGAGGACGGAACGACAGAAACAAGATTTATTGATTTGTATTGATGGAGGTGTAGCATGGCATATTTTTCAACAACATCTGCTAGGGTCACACCGAAAAATTATGGAGAACGAATCAAATCCATAACAGTAAGGGTCTGTATGACAAACTGTTCAGGCACTTTGTATGTTACGGATTTACTGTTACAGGGTGGCTCGGTAGCAACGGGATGGATAGGACATCCGTGTGAGATTAAGTGGTCGTTAGATGGGTAATGTTGCATTTATCCGACTGGCAGAGGTCATCAACAAAAAACAAGATAAGCGTGTTGTGAGCGTGTCGGTAAGTCCTATCATTTCCGATTGCTCCGGCACGATTTATTTTACAGACCTTCAGTTACAGGAAGGTTCGGCACTTACGGGTTATGCTCCTCATACAGAGAAGATGCTTGCAAAAAGCCAAGAAGAGCCAGTCTGGTTTAACGGTGTGGTTCGTTCAAAGGAAACAGTAATCGTATGTAACCTTGGCGGCACATCGGCAGGGTTGGATATTGGTGTATATCCAAAGTCAGATATGGCATCTAATTCCATAGAACTGGCACAAGGTGTCGGAGGTCAGAAAGTAAGGTTCCCATCTGCGATGCAAGCTGGGGATGAGATACAGTTATTGGCATCCACGAGGGAGTGCCTTAAAAATGGAGTGCTGGAGAAGAAAGAAGGCTTTTATCAATATAGTGCCGCGTGGGATTCCAAGCACATCGTAAAGGTGGAGAAAGGGAAGTCGGCAAGGGTGCTGTTTCAGTTGCAGGAGATGAACGATGGAGGTGAGCGGTTCTAATGAATACACTTGAAGGAAGAGAAGTCATGGTGTGGACGTTCATGGGAAATACCAGAATGTATCAAGCATTAAGAGATTATGGAGACCGAATCAGTCAGATAGGTCTCTTTTCTTTTAAGGTAAGAGCAACGGGCGAGATTTACGAATCCGGGGTTGCCATTTCAAATATGCTTACTTACATCAACAAGTGGCCTCATATCAAGTGGCTGCTTACCGTGGCAAACGATGGTAGCAATAGTATTTTTAAGGCACTTCGAGATAATACGAATGGTGCGCAGGATATGTTTTTATCGGAACTTGTGAGAATTATGGAAAAGTATCCGTGGTGTGACGGAGTGGATATCGACCTTGAAAAGGGGGATGGTTATTCTACCCATGAGGCATCCACGCAGATGTTTGCCAATATTTACAACACAGTAAAAGGATATGATTCATCCAAGAAAATGAATATCTGTCTGCCGGGTATGACATCTGTGAATGGTTCGGTAGGTGGAGAAAACTGGTGCGTGTATGCAGATTTGGATAAATACTGCGATACAGCTTCCATCATGAGTTATGGTATGGCGTGGGCAGGTTCTGCTCCGGGACCCGTATCTCCGAGAAGTTGGCTTGAGGGGATTTACGATTATGCCTCTAAGGTTATGAATCCAAAGAAAGTATTTCTCGGAATGCCGACCTATGGATGGAACTGGCAGATATATGATACACCCGCTAATATCGGTAAGACATACAGAGGAACTTCCAACACTTATTATGCTGCACAGAACTGGATGAAAGGGTTGTATAACTTCACGGGAGATGCACCGCCACAGCCTTTTATTCCGATTCTGTCTTATTGGGATGATGATAATAAAGTGCCTTGGGCGTTGCCACAGGTGTATGACTACATGGAAGGACAGGATGCAGTTTCCCGTTCACAGCCACAGATTGCAAGTTCATACAACGGAAGAAAATATCTGACAGCCTATAGCAAAGAGCAGAAGGCAGAGTTTGGAACAATCTATGTTGATAGGGGTGGTGGTACTCCAGATGATTATGCTGGAGTTGTTTCGGTGTCAGATAGTATGATTTCTTTAGGAGATGAAGGAAGTGCAACGTACAACTTTACGGTTGCAACGTCTGGAACATATGACATTGCCGTAAGGCTTTGTTACCCGTTTTGGGATAAGAATGCCGTGTATGTAAGCATTGATGGAAGAACGGTGCATTACTCGGAAAACAGACTGTGGTGGCCGTATTGGAGAACTACTTTCTGGACAACGCTTGTTAAGGGCATGAGCCTTTCTGCCGGAACACATACGATTGAGGTGTCGGTGGATGTAAAGGGTGTGCAGTTTTATGGTTTCCGTGTCTGTTCATCATTCAATGAGTATCCATCGGCAGGGGATGCAACCTATGTGGTTGCTCCGAGACAGTTTAAGGATGTAGACGGCAATATGGTTGGTCCCGATAAAGGGTTTAAGCTGACACTTGAAATGCTAAGAAGAAAGCCGGACTCGGCACTTGTGTGGTATGAGGATTTCAGAGACTACGGTGTGCTTGAGACAGGCTTTTGGAAAACAGACAGCGGTAAGTGGAGTATATGGAGAGCCGAGGAATATTCCACGGAACGAATCTACTCACAGCTTGAAGGATATGGAGACCTTATGTGGGATTATACAGGCTTTAAGGATATACACATCCGTGCCAGATTAGGGTTTCCGAAGAATGGTAGCGGCAGAGCAGGTGTATTTTGTGGCAATCTATTCTGCTGTCTCAATATCTCTAATCAGGCAGTAGAACTTTATAATGGCTCTACATTGATTGGAAGTTATAAGACAGAGATTACAAGAAATACGGACGGGTCGCTTAGAACGGATCCAAGCGTTTACACCGTGGAAATGCGAATCAGAAATGGGAAGGTAAGGGTTTATTCCGGCTCTTCCTATACTTTGCGATTTACGGCAAACGTGAGCGGTTTTGCGGGCGGATATGCCGGGTATCGTTCTGATAACACGACCATTTGCGAACTTCTCCGTTTGGGGGATGCGTGGACTTATGAGCCGTATGAACGCTTTGATGTCGTAATGCCGGATGGGAAGACATCATCATTTGGCAGAATTTCAAGAACGAACTGCGTATGGGATGATGAATTTCAAGTGTTTACGCTTACAAGTGATGTGGAAGAATCGGCTACACGAAGTGAAGAAATATCGCTTGAATATGATTTTTACCATTCACATACGATGGAGTCGTTATCCTGTGGCAATGATTACACAGTCAAAATTGTCCCCAAGGATATCAATATATGGATTTCAAGACTATTCCTCGGTGATGCAGATGGCTTTTCCATTCTGTATTACCAAGATGTGGACAGTCTTGTGTACTGGATAAACCAAGCTGCATATCGGTGGAAACTGCGGGGGACTTGTATGTGGTCACTCGGACAGGAAGATATGAGGCTATGGGAATGGTTACCAAAACAGATATAGGAAATTAGCAATTACTCAGACGGGTAGTTGCTTTTTTTATACAAAAAATTAAGGAGGGAAAGCCATGAGAACATTTTGGAATGGAATTCAGGCAGTATTTACGGTCATCGGAGGATGGCTCGGCTACTTTTTAGGAGGATGTGATGGTCTTTTGATTGCTCTCATCATGTTTGTGGTTGCGGATTATGTGACTGGGGTGATGTGTGCGATTGCTGACAAAACACTCTCTAGCGAAGTTGGTTTCAGAGGTATCTGCCGTAAGGTGTTGATATTCATCCTTGTTGGAATATCAAACATTCTGGATGTACAGGTGATTGGAACCGGCAGCGTGTTAAGAACAGCGGTTATTTTCTTTTACCTTTCTAACGAAGGGGTATCATTTTTGGAAAATGCCGGACGTTTGGGTCTGCCGATTCCTGAAAAACTGAAACTTGTATTGAAGCAGTTGCATGAAGATGCAGAAAGCGAGGATTAGTATGAAGTTAATTGAATCTATTATGACAAACAATCCCTGTTATAAAGCAGGGAAGAAGATTACCGTGCAAGGGCTGATGCTTCATTCGGTTGGGTGTTCCCAACCGAAGGCATTAGCCTTTATTAATTCGTGGAACAAGTCTTCTTATGATAGAGCCTGTGTTCACGCATTTATTGATGGTAACGATGCAACGGTGTATCAGACACTTCCTTGGAATCACAGAGGATGGCATGGTGGTGGCTCAAGTAATAATACCCATATCGGTGTAGAAATGTGTGAGCCAGCCTGCATTAAGTACACGGGTGGTTCGTCTTTTACCTGCTCCAATTTAGAAGAGGCAAAAGCTGTAGCCAAAAGAACCTATGAGGCGGCGGTGGAGTTATTTGCTATGCTTTGTACAGAGTATGATTTAGACCCGACAGCAGATGGGGTTATCATCAGCCACAGAGAGGGTCATGCCCGTGGAGTGGCAAGTAACCACGGAGACCCAGAACATTTGTGGACTCAGCTTGGTATGGGTTACACAATGGACGGATTCCGTAAGGATGTAAAGGCGGCAATGGTTGTTGAGGACACAACTTCCTATACGAAGATTATAGGAACAGCAGTTGTAACAGCAGAGCAGATGACAGCCTACATTAAGGCAAAGAACCCATCTGTGGCACAGCCTGTAATCGACATGATTCCTCTTTATTTATCAGAGGGACAGACAGAAGGTGTAAGGGGTGATATTGCTTTTGCACAGTCTTGTCTTGAGACGGGAAATTTCAAGTTTGAGAATACAGCGGTAACACTTGCTCAAAATAACTTCTGTGGAATGGGAGTTACTTCTAAAGGTAAAACGGGAAATTCCTTTGATACGGCACAACTTGGTATCAGGGCACAGGTGCAGCACTTAAAGGCTTACGCTTGTGAAGATGCACTTGTAAATGCCTGCATTGACCCACGTTTTAAGTATGTGGCTAGAGGTAGTGCTGAATATGTGGAATGGCTCGGACAGAAGGAAAATCCGAATGGAAAAGGCTGGGCAACTGGAAAAGGATATGGTGAGAAAATCCTTACAATCCTTAATGCCATTATTGGTACTAAGGTTGAAAAGCCTGTAGAAGAAAAGAAGGTATGGTATCGTGTGCGTAAGACATGGGCGGATGCAGCATCACAAAAAGGTGCATACCATAACTTGGAATATGCAAAGAAATGTGCTGATGAGAACAAGGGTTATTCCGTGTTTGATGAATCAGGAAACGTGTTGTATTCTAACACGGCATTTGAGCCGTACATGGTAAGGGTAAGTATTTCTGACCTTAATATCCGTAAAGGTCCGGGTACGAACTATGCCAGAACGAAGTACATTCCAAAGGGTGCTTACACGATTGTGGAAGAAGCTGATGGAAAGGGTGCAACCAAATGGGGAAAACTTAAGTCCGGGGCAGGATGGATTTCCCTCGATTTTGTAAAAAGAATATAGTAGTGCAGTTAGCCTGTGGATTCCGTTTGGGGTCTGCAGGCTAATTTTTTTTGCTCAAAAAGGGGAAAAATGGTCGTTTCAGTTACATAGCCACCAGAAGGAGAAAAATAAATCCGTTCAAAACCGATTTTCGTGACCCAAGGATAGTGAAGGGAAAACTTCGTAACGATGGCACGTTCCTTCAATAACGTATGGAGGTGTGGCTATGACAGACGCACAGAGAATTCAAATAGGAAATTTAAGAGAGGCAGGACTTGGATATAAGAAAATCGCAGAGCAGATGGGACTGTCGGAGAATACCGTCAAAACATACTGTCGCAGACACGGACTTGGCGGGAATATGGCACAGCAGGGAGAGGCAATGAAAGATGTGTGCCTTTGTTGTGGAAAGCCTGTGAAACAGAATCCCGGAAGAAAGCAAAAGAAGTTCTGTTCGGATAAATGCAGGAACAAGTGGTGGAACGCCAACCTTGATAAGGTTAATCGAAAAGCCATGTACGACTATGAATGTTCCTACTGCAAAAAGCCGTTTAGTGCCTATGGCAATGCGAATCGTAAATATTGCAGCCACGATTGTTATGTGGCAGATAGGTTTGGAGGTGGATTGCATGACTAAGGAACAATTTAGAAATGAAAAGATGTACCTTGCCACGATGAACCTTGCTAAAAACCTGCTAAATCAAGGTGTTATCTCGGAAGAACAGTACGATGAAATCGATACAATTTTTACCAGAAAATACGCCCCATCTTTGTCTACATTATTTACCAAAATCAACTTGATATAAGTTTGTATCTACGGGAATATGTGACACTGACAAGGAGGGATACAATGGCAAGAATCAGAAGAATTGAGCCAAGAACTACATTGCTTAAGCAGAAGAAAAGAGTAGCTGCTTACGCACGAGTTTCAAGAGACTCGGAAAAATTATTACATTCTTTATCCGCGCAGGTCAGTTACTACAGTTCCCTTATACAGAAGAATCCTGATTGGGAATATGCAGGGGTATACGCAGATGAGGGTATCACGGGAACGATTGCAGAGAAAAGAGACCGTTTCCAAGACCTTATAGATGATTGCGATGCCGGGTTGATTGACTTGGTGCTTGTAAAGTCCATCAGCCGATTTGCAAGAAATACGGTAGACCTGCTGAAAACAGTAAGACACCTAAAGGATATCGGTGTTGAGGTTTATTTTGAAAGAGAAAAAATCAGTTCTTTATCGGGTGATGGAGAATTGATGATGACACTTTTGGCTTCCTTTGCACAGGAAGAAAGCCGTTCCATGAGTGAGAATATCCGTTGGGCATACCAAAAGATGTACCAAAGCGGAAAGCCTCACTACCATTTCAGAATTTTAGGATATGACTGGATTGGGGACACATTGGTAATTAACGAAGAAGAGGCAAAGGTGGTCAGACGAATTTATGATGAGTACCTTGCAGGAGAGAAGCTAGAGGATATCGCAGACAGATTGTTTGAAGATGGGTATTTATCCATCAATAACAAGAAAATCGTACCTCCGCAGCTCCACAAGATTTTAACGAATGTTACCTACACAGGCAATTTGCTGTGTCAGAAAACCTTTGTTGTGGATCCAATTTCCAAGGCTTCAAAAAAGAACCGAGGGGAATTGCCACAGTATTACATTGAAAATTTCCACGAGCCAATCATTGATATGGAAACATTCGAGGCGGTCAAAGTAGAAATGGAACGCCGCCACATCTTCTTTGGGGAATGGAGAAACAACAGCAATTACGGGCATTACGCATTGTCCGGCAAAATCAAGTGTGGCTGTTGTGGAAACAGCTTCAATCGTGCGATGCGAAAAGAGAATAAAGGAGGCAAACGAACGGTTTACTGGACTTGCCGTACCATAAGACAGCACAAGGGAAACTGCACAAATTCCTATTCGCTTCCAATGTCGGAGCTTTCCAAGATACTGAAGGAACTGCTTGATATGGAAACGTGGGATGAGCAGGTGATTGCTGACAATATTGAAAAAATCATAGTGCCGGAATACGGCAGACTACTGATTTACAAAAAAGACGGGGAAGAAGTGGAGCGTTCATGGGTTTCCAACGCACGAAAAGAGAGCTGGGACGATGCCAGAAGACAGAATCAGATTCAACGAATGCACGAGTTCCACGCAAGTAAGACAGTTTTTGGTGACATGATTTTGTGCGGATGTTGCGGAGAACCTATCAGAAAATACACAGAAAAATATAAGGGTGTAATGACAAACTACTGGAAATGCATCAAAAAACAGGACGGTTGTAAGCAATGGGGCATCCGAGAGGATTTCCTTACAAATATGATTTCAGAAGTCCTTGGATTTGAGGAGTTTGATATAGAACGACTAAAGGCTACGGTGGAGAGTATGACGCTTGGTGCGAATCACAGATTCTCCATTGTTACAAAGGACGGAAGAACAATAAATTTGAAGATTGGAGGTAGATGCTGTGGCTACAGTTACGAAGATACCAGCAACGCTGAACAGACAGCAACGCAGACTCGTAGAAAGACACAGAAAACGAGTTGCTGCATACGCCCGTGTTTCAACGGACAATGAAGAACAGGAAACAAGTTTTGATGCACAGGTGGATTACTACACTCATTATATTAAGGGGAGAGAAGATTGGGAATTTGTAAAGGTGTATACGGACGAGGGTATCACGGCCACGAACACGAAAAAGCGTGATGGCTTTAATGATATGATTGCCGATGCACTTGCAGGGAAAATAGACCTTATTGTGACAAAGTCCATCAGTCGATTTGCAAGAAATACGGTAGATTCCCTTGTGACGGTAAGAAAGTTGAAGGAAAAGGGCGTGGAGATTTACTTCGAGAAGGAGAATATTTGGACGCTCGATGCCAAGGGAGAGGTGTTAATTACCATCATGAGTTCCTTGGCACAGGAAGAAAGCCGAAGCATATCAGAAAACGTGACGTGGGGGCATCGCAAACGCTTTTCAGACGGACAATGCAGCGTGAATTACAGTTGGTTCCTTGGCTACGATAAAGGTCCAAACGGGGAATTTATTATTAATCCGGAACAGGCAGAAACAGTAAAACTGATTTACAGACTGTTTTTAAGCGGGCTTACACCTCATGCCATTTGTAAAGAACTGATGAAACGAAGAATAAAAAGCCCCGGCGGTAAGGAACGATGGTGGCAGGGAACGGTTGAGAGTATTCTTACGAATGAGAAGTATAAAGGGGATGCCCTTTTGCAGAAGTATTATACAAAGGACTATTTAACCCACAAGCAGGTTAAGAACACGGGAGAAATACCTCAGTATTATGTGGAAGACCATCACGAGGCAATCATCGATGCAGAAACCTTTGACAGAGTGCAGGTTGAAATGGCAAAACGCAAAAAGGCGGGTAAGACCTACAGCGGAGTAGGGATTTTTGCATCAAAAATAAAGTGTGGAGACTGTGGTGGGTGGTACGGTTCCAAGGTATGGCACTCAAACAGCAAATACCGAAGGGTTGTCTACCAATGCAACCGTAAGTTCAAAAATGAGAAGAAGTGCAGCACACCGCATTTGACTGAGGAAGAAATCAAGGGTGCTTTCCTAAAGGCAGTAAATATTGCCATTTCGGAAAAGGAAGAACTTATCGAGAACGCACGGGTTATGATGGAGTTGGTGTGTGACACCACAGAACTTCAAACTCAAGAGCAGAGCCTGCTTGTGGATATGGATATCCTACTTGACCAGATAGAAAGGCTTGTAATGGAAAACTCGCAAGTGGCTATGAACCAAGATGAGTACCAAAGAAGATACGCTGAATTGGAAGGTAGATACAATGCCGCACAAAGTGAGTATGATTCGGTGTTAGAGCATTTGGGAGAGGTGCAAAAGCAGAAAGAACGTTTTAAGGATTTCATGGATACGTTGGAGAGCATGGAAGATACGGTAGAAGAATTCAACGAAGGAATGTGGGTTGGCTTGTTGGATTTCATCACGGTCTACAGTAAAGAAGACATCCGTGTTACCTTTAAGGATGGAACAGAAATAACCCCATAAGAGTAGTACGCAGCCGGCTGGAGAAATTCAGTCGGCTTTATTTTGGTTTACATAATAATATTTTGGTGTTAATATAATGAAAATTATTTGTGCCACGGGGGAGCGTAAAATGGCTAAATTAAAGAAAACGATTGCTAAAAATATAGCACCAGAAGAATTTGACGATTTTGTAAATGAATACTTGGAGCAGTTGAAAACTGAGAATGATATTAAGCTCTTCGAAAGACGGTTCGGAAATTACTATTATATGAATCAAAGATTGGTGCATGAAATTAGTTATGAAAAGGGTAAAGTGATTGATGAAACGTATGCGGAGTGGTCAGTCGAAGAGAAAAACTTTGTTATGAACGTGTTGTGCGATGATTTTATCTAGGATGTAAAATAAGATATGAGTAACGGGATTAGTGTGATATAATATACCTTGTACGAATTTATGATATGGTGGAGGTTATTATGAAAGAGGCAGAAGTAAGTCTTTGTGTTGCACTTTATTATATTAAGAATCAGCTCACCAATGAAGATGTGAAAGTTTCCTTGGACGGTGCCCATGTAAAAATCAAGGATACAGTCTATTTTGATATTTATGGATTTTTGAGTAAGAACCTGTGCCGTAAAGTGGATGGTACTATAGATAGCTGGCAAGGAACGTATGAGGTGGAAGGATATAAGCCGAAGCTGATTATTTCATCTACGCCAGGCATTGGAGACGTGAATATAGTTTCCCTAGATGCCAAACACATATATGTTGAAAGCAAGAAGGGTAAAGATAAAAATCGTAGTAATTCCGAGTACCCACTTATGAGAGAGGCAATTGGTCAGTTAATGACTGGCTGCCAATTAGATGAACAATTGATTCCGGTAGTTGCAGTACCATATTCGGAAAAGAGCCACGAACTGGCTCATCGTTGGTCACAGCTTAAGCAGATTCAAATGGTGGGGATTAAGTTTATGCTTGTACACGATGATGGAACGATAGAGCATATTTAAAGTTAATAATTATGATAGTATTTCATGAGCCGATTGGTGATTAAACCAATCGGCTTTTAATATAGAAGAAACACAGAATAGGGTATGTCGTACACTTTTTGACATAAACTAATTAATATAATAAGAAGAAACAGGGTGTTCAAAGGAAAAATAGGGGGTTCAAAAGGGGTGTTCATCGTTTATTTGTATTAAAATACTGAGGGTACAGGAAGCCAGAGAACGCGTAC